GGTACACCACTATCGTACCCGTATGACTATTATACAAATTTATGTTTTTTACAATGGCTTCCGTGGCCGTGGGGCAGGTGTAAATGGTCACGTCACCCGTAGACCCTACCAGAACGGCAATGTTTTTGTATGCAGAAGCCATTATTCCATGAACCAGCTAACGCCGTTGGTATCGTCCTTACCACTGACTATGTCCGGGAAGTCCATCTTCGTCAGCGCCATTTCAAGATCCCGGAGAATGCGAACGAAGGTGTCCGCATCATATTCGTCAGGAGCCATGGGCATACTGTGATCCAGCATTTTTGCCATCAGCGTCTCCCGTCAGGCCGTATTTCAAGCCTGAGATCTCCCAGCGTCCACGCAAGGTCCGTCTTGGAACTCTCGATCCGCAAGGAAGCCTGCCGCGCCCGCGCCCGCAAAAAAGACTGTTGCGTGGTGCTTGTGACGGTGTTCGTGGAGTTCGTCGCAAGGGAATCTCCCGGAAAATTACGTGTCTTGACGATGTAGTCCACTTCCCCCGAGGAATCCCCGCTGGTATCGGTAATGTCTATGTCCGGGATCAGGCGGCTCATAAACATGAAGTGGTCGCCATCGGGAGCCAGATCGAAGTCAGCAGACTCGATGAAGGCCGTCATGGCCGAGCCGTCGTTGTTCTGCCCGAGTTCGTGGATGTAAATGTAGTTCACGCTACTGACGGCCCCGGAGCCTCGCGGGTTGTCGTGAATGCCGTAGTCCACCCATGCCGTTCTGGAGAGTGATCCCAGATCCCAGGTGTTTTCCGTGAAGTTGAACTTGACGTAGCGGTCGATCTCGTCGCTGTCGGAAGTGGGATAGAACCAGAACACCTCGTCAAACATCTTGTTGGACGCCGCAAAGCACTTGAAGCTCTGGTCGAGATTGATGTCGTCGAACACGTAGCGCAGAAGGGTACAGGGGATCACCTGTACGCGGCCCGTGTAGACGTAGAAGTTCTCGCGGTCCATCCAGAAAACCTTGTCGCCCACGGTGGTGACGGCGTTGGGACCGAGGATCGAGACGTTGTTCGCCAGCATCGAAATGCCGAACGTGAAGGGAGGTCCGGTAAAACGCATGGCGTGAAGAGAGGTGTCGGTCCAGATGAGCATTTCCTGACGCGTTTTCTGGGCCGATATGATCTCGGAACCGGACGAAATCCGCTGGGAACCCGCCGTATTGGTCGCGGTCGGGGTCCAGTCTACAGGATCTTCCTGATCGGACCAGCGCACCATGAGCAAGTCCTGGGCGGTCTCGTTGATCGGGTTGCATCCAAAACAGACGACGTGGCGATCCGCGCCGGATACCATGATCCTTCGCGTTATCGTCGGCGCATCCGAAGCGCCGGTCTGCGAGGCAAAGGTGGTGGCCCGTGCTCCAAGGCCAAGGGTCTTGTCCCAATAGTAGGGTCCGCCGTCATAGACGTTGAAGATGAGGTCCTCGCCCCAGTTGTCCTGCGTGTACAACCGGATATTGGAACCCGTCTCGGCGGCAGTGGTGGAGGATTCTCCCCATCCGACGAAGGCGTTTGCTTCTTTTACAGTTGCCGCGTCGGCATGGGATGCGGCAGTTGTCCCGCGAACACCTCTAACAACACCGGCATTAATAGTATTGGTAGATTTCCCTGTATATTGGATCAATTCGCTGCCGATTAGCATCATACCCACGAAGGTTACCGTAGCCCCACTAGAAGAGGTTGCGGCAGTCGTTCCGTCCTCTCCGCGAGTCAAATCACCGAATACGTTACCCGAATTAGTTCCGTAGCGTATTTTCTCGCTACCAATCAAGAGTGTCCCTTTATCAGGGAAGCCGCTCGAATCCGCTGCCGGAATAGAAGAACTAATGATCGTAAGATCTGCCCCTGTTGTAGTAGAAGCTGTCTCAAAACTAGCGGCACTCGTCAGTGTAAACGAAGTTACGCTGTCGTTTATACCACCGCTGTCGTTCAGAGTAGTCTGAGCATATCCTGTCGTTAGACCACCCCAGAGACCCGCTCCGAAACCTGTTCCGCTTATAACCGTGTTGAGACCCGTATTTACCTGATAGTTAGCGATGATCGAAGAACCGCCTCCTGCGGTGCTTCCGCTAGAAGACGAACCAGTCGTTGTAATCGTGTAACTATTAGAATCAACAACAGTTATCTCATGTTCGGTATTTAGCTGGGCCGCAGTTATGCCATCCGTAGTGGTCGCACCGCTGAACGTGACAAAGTCACCCGTCACTGCTCCGTGGGAAGGAGCCGTGACCGTAACTACAGCAGAACTGGCCGCACCCGTTTTTAAAGGGTCTGAACCAAGTGTAACAGTGGATCTTATTGGCGTGATGTCATAATAGCCACCGCCCTCTTCGATATAGAACTTGGTTTCTGTCCCAACGCCCATGTACTTCGAACCATCCAGCGAGGCCCACACATGAAGAGAACGCCCCGTGCCTTTTATCGTATTGCTACTCAGCCTTTCCCAACCGCCCATCTTCTCCGGGCGTCCCTTACGGAACCGGATCAGGTCTGAATTAAACCAGCCGTTTTCATCTCCGTAAGACGTAGTCTCACGGTTAACACCGGGACGGAAGGTGATCTTGGAGAGAGGCATTTACGTCCCCAACTCAGGCCAATCATAAAGGATGCCGGATTTTATTGTCTTGCCATCACTTTCATAAACCACGAACAAAGCCGCGACGGCATCTGTATTCGCCGCGCCGTCAATGGCAGAAACCATCGCGTCGCCCTTGGTGCGGATTGCATCACGCCATGTCTGGATGTTAGAGGGAATAGCGGTGCCTTTGTCGGCCTTGCGAATGACGCACCAATCGGACTCGTCCAGCAATGTTTTCTGCTGCGCGTTCACTTCGGACTTCAGATCAGACTTTACGCCGCTCAAAGTCTTCGCGGTTTTACTAACGGTTCCGTCAGCATTATAGGACCAATCATATAGGCGGGAATCCGGGGGACTATCCTGCACGATTTCGGTAATCCCTGCCGAGGTTCTATCCTTTGCGGACCAGACATCCCAGTTCGGAGGCTGCAAAACACCATTATCATCACGCCATGCCTTGCCAATCCGGATAGTTTGGTCGGTAGCCTCGTGGCGGTAAACAGTTGCCATAATCTGCTCCTAATAGAGACTGTATCGGGTGTTGAAGTAACTTTTTAGCGACGCTAAGTCATCGCCTGTTTGTACCGACGAGTAGATCGCCAATTCAGCGATGGTGCAGTCCGCGTACTGTGTTGATGCTGTCTTCGCTCCAACAGATATTGTTGTCAGCGCGAGTGTTCCGCCATCACCTCCGGTGACAGCACTATCGTTATTCAGAGCCTGAGAACTGCTGGAGCCGTTCCACAACGATTGCATTAAATACGCCGTGCCAAGGGTCGGGGATATAGCGTTGATGAAGTCCTCCCCTGCTCTTTGCTTGAGTTGTGGCGATGATCCGTTCTGGACGAATGATTCCATATCGGTTGAAGGATTAAACCCGAGGATCACATCATTGCTTGTCCAAGTGTTCACTTTCGCCACGATAAAAACATGTACTGGCTGTGCCAGACTGAGAGAAGACACGATTAGGTTATCATCAGAACCGTCAAAATCCAGCACATCCTTCCCGTTAAGATTGGCTGATAGCAATGTCGGTCTTTTGGTACCTGAAGATGTTAGATCATGGCCGTTACCACTTTGATCGGCCCATTCGCTCACCAGATCGGAACCGTCCTTGGTCACTCCAAGATCGGCTCTGAAATGAACAAATAGATTTGTAGTCACAGGGATATCGCCTGAATCCGGGTTAGCTAGCCACTGCGAACCAAACATGGTCATTCGGTCAGGCTCCTGATAGTGCTTTTTGAACTGCCCCAATGAGTATCGAGTCAGCCGCCGATACAAAATAGGGTATAATATCAACTGCATTCGCGGCGGTACTAAGCGTGATACCGTCATCTCCAACGGTCTTAAACTGACTCCCAAGAGCCAAAGTACGACTACCGGTGCCGTCCTGGATACAGACAATCACACCCGCCTGACCGACCTGTTCAGTTGTGGGGTTGTCAAGTGTCACGTTACCGGTGAAGGTCAACACGAAGTTTTGGTTGGCTGTGAAATCCAGCGTGATGCTGCCGGTGTTGCTTGTGTCTGTATCGGTCTTTGCCAGGACAGTACCGGCGAAGGTGCCTGTGGTCGTACCTGTTGCGATGGAGAATACAGTGGCGTCGGCGTCGTTTTTGATTGTGACATCCGTGGAAGATCCTTGTCCTGTGAGGATAAGACCTTCGGCGCTGGTATAACCAATCGCCGCGTCATCACCAGCGGCGGTATCTCCAGCAGGTTCTACTGTTCCGGTAGCAATTAAATTCCCGCCAGCCGTTATATCACCAACCACCGTGACATTGGTAGTTCCTGTGGGAATCTCTAGAACATCTGCGTCGGCATCATTCTTGATCGTTACATCGTTGGTGGAACCTTGTCCCGTAATAATGATGCCTTCGGCACTTGTATAGCCTATGGCTGCATTGTCACTGGCGGCAGTGTCACCGTCTGCGTTAAGAGTGGAAGCCGTCAAATCACCAACGACATCGACGTTCGTCGCCCCCGTTGCAATGGTAATAACGTCGGCATCGGCATCATTCTTGATCGTTACGTCGTTGGTGCTGCCTTGACCCGTGAGAATAAGGCCCTCGGCACTGGTGTAACCAATCGCCGCATTGTCAGAAGCGGATGTATCTCCATCAGCATTGAGCGTAGAGGCCGTTAAATCCCCAACCACATCGACGTTCGTCGCACCCGTCGCAATGGTAATAACGTCGGCATCGGCGTCATTCTTGATTGTCACGTCGTTGGTCGAGCCTTGGCCCGTGAGGATGAGGCCCTCGGCAGAAGTGTACCCCATGGCAGCTTTGTCGCTGGCCGCAGTGTCGCCTAAAGCATTAAACGTGCCACTGGAAGTAATATCACCGGACGCTGTTATAGTGGCTAATTGCAGATTAGAT